TCCTGTTGTGTCAGCTGTAGGAGCTGTTCCATACAATGTATCCAGTATAATAGAACCCTCGAAATCTCTATCAAAAGTAAGATCCACTTGATTTGCTGTGATACTGTTAACTGAATATTCTATACCTGGGGCGGTGATAGACTATTCTGGGATTCTAGTTGCGCTAGAAGAAAATAAGGACGTCTTGCTATATTGAGTCATTTCTTCCAGCCACTAGTTCACTGCTGCACTTGGCTGGGGATCGTACAGCGTGATATCGTAGGTAATGTATAATTACCCCATTAATAGTGCATTGCTAGCACTGCTTTTCACTATGTAATAACCTGGATAGTAGTCTGTTAAACTAACTTAGCTACTTGCTACAGGTTGTCCTACATAGAATTTCTTCTTCTTTGCTTCTTGGTCTATATACAATGATCCGTTACTATAAGCTTAGATCTATTTCCGATATTTAAAATTAGATAATTCTGTAAAAGATAGCCCTGGTGCGGTACTGACATCGGAAGGATCAGTGTCATAGGCTATGACTACATACCCCTCTGCGGTCGCAGAACAAGTACTACAGTAGTCTAAAGAAATATTGTTTATTTAGTATTTTTCATATCCTACTGCTATTGAGGATAGCCAAGGAGCTAGGTAACTATTACCTGCATTCACTTAATAAACTAGAGTATTGTTTGGACCAATTGACTCCACCAACATTTCTCTATGTCTTACTCTGTTAACTCTTATCTGATTTCTAGGTTGAAGCTGTTGTTATCTAAGAGGTTACATTCTATTATTACCCCTTCGTTATTGAGTGGGAGGTTTGGGACCTTTAGGTTTTCCTTAAGTCTTTCCTCCCTTTCTCTTTCGCTATTTACTTTTATTTTATCTTACATTATTCATTTGATTTTATATTTACTTGAATCTTGTGTTATTTTTATATAAAAGTCTAATGGTCTCCTAAAACGTATCCATTTATTTTAGGGTCTTGATGCTCAAACATCATGAGAAGATTATATATACTGATTCCTATCTTGTGGTTTATGTAGGCCTAATCTATATATTTGTGATTATCTCTCTCCTCTTTGAAAGCATATGTATTTTACTTATTTATCAATAGTTACTGTTTGCTATTCACTTGCAAATCTTTTCTCAATGCTAATACCCTTTATTTGCATATTTCCTCTACCAATAAAGATGCGTGTTCACTCTATACTCCCTAGTATATAGCTAAAGCGTGCAAAGATGGGTCATTTATTATTTACTAGTTCCTCTTATTGTAAGTCATCTTTTAACTCAGCACTTTAGAGTAGTCTCTCCATTGTCTTCCTTAGAACACCCATTTCGAACAAAAGTCGTAGTCATCATGCTTTGAAACGTATACTTCTTTTACACACTAACCGAGACCTACTCTCCCTAAATCTTTATTTTGGCTTGTATGACTTATTATACACTGAGAGATGTCCTATATATGCCATATAACTAGGTCATCACCCGCTGCCCACATGAAATGCTTCATCACGTGTAAATTAGAGTCGTACAAGTAAAAATTCCCGTATGCCAAAGAAGCACTCGTGTTAAAATACGTTGTAAAAGGGTGCCCGCTAAATGTCATTCCTGTTATATCATAATACATGAAATTCTTCCATGGCTATTATTCTCCCCCATATTAAGGCATGGTTTTATAGAAGACATTGATTATCTCTTGAGGCCATTAATCTAAGTTAACTCCTGGTAGTTGCACGAACATTACACTTCTGTGATCCAGTGCCTGTTCTAAGAATGATTGTTCCAGTTTGTCCATGTCTTCTACATTATTCTAAAACCATAAATTCTACTTTAATTTTTGGAAGATACTCTTTACCAATTGCTTGGTGACTGGATCTATGGCTAATCTTCTTAATATTACGTGCTATGTACTTTCGAAAGCGCTACCATCTATAGAATGACTCTTCATGTCTGTACTCACGTTAGAAGTGAATATCTTCTGCAACTATTTTTTGTTATATCCTTAAATGAAACCTGGTAACACCTGTTTAAGTACAGGCCAGAAGAGTTTTTGAATTAAAGTGAGTAGGCCGCAGTATTATTTACTAGGATTACATATTGTCCTTGGTCTTTCTGACACTCCTGAAATTTGATTGCTATTTATGTTTGTCTCTTCTGTGTTATAAATTTCACCCCCTTTTAGCATGGTCTAGAATGAACCGGGTCTTATACTACTATTCTACACTTCTCTAATCAGTTGCTTCACATAACTGTCTTTCTTAGACTAAGAGAATCCTTCTCTATTATTTATATCTTTTACTGGATCATAGTCTAGAACGTAAGAGAAATCAAAGTTTTTTATTTTCTGCACTATCTTCTGTGTGTAAGGTCCACAAAATTATTCAAATTTTTCGACTTACGCTTCATCTACATATAAGTGTGATGCAAAGAACCTGTGGTATAACCCATAGAATAAGTTGTCTATTGTTTTCGAGTGAAATTCATAATTGACACTTTGGTTACGCCATCCTGTTACCACATTCTTACAAGAATATGA